CATACCCAAGTATGATTGCCATTTGTTTTAATTTAGATTGCATCAAAGATGCAGGAATATTTTCTTTTGTAAATAAAAATACGTGAGCACCGCCAGATTTAGATCTGCAAACTACTAAAGGAAGTTTATTATTCCGAATACTTTTAATGAGGCTAGTGTGGTCAAAATTATATTCGTCAATATCAATGCAGCCCCACCTACAACTGTTATCTTCTGTAATAGGGATGATCCCGAGAGCAGGTCCTTTGCCTTCGAGGTGATTGAGCCAGAGTTCGTCTGTGACGGGTTTACGTACAATAAAAGCTTTACCTTGTTGCTTGCCGTTCTCTCCTCGCTCCCCGGGTTGATATTGTCCATAAGCGATTTCTAATCCTAAAAATATTGATTTGAATTTTTCTATTATCATTTCTTTTTTCTTTGTAAAGGGGGATCTGCTAAACAAGAAGACCCCCCTGTCATTATAACACTAGTAAGGAGTTGAGTCGCTTACTTTCTCTTCCACATCTGCTTTTGTTTGAACGTTCCCTTTAGATACATCAGCTCCAAAAGTCCTTGCATCCATGTACAAAGACTTATCCTCTTGATCTAAAATTCTGTCCTGTGTTACTACCCAACCAAACCAAGAACCTTTGTCGTTCTTTTGTAAGGTAGATGTAAGGGTATAGACAACTCCATGCATTGGTGGAATCACAAAACCACCTTTGCCATTAGGTATTTGCGTGGTTTTCATCATAGAATTCCACTTTTTACTAACGTTTAGCTGAGTTGACTTCATTGTTATAAGAGCTGGTGTAAAACCACCAGACTTCTTTTCTACCATAACAAAGTAAGATGCAGTCTCTTCAAGATAATTACCATTTGGTAATCTAATCTTTGAGCCCTCTCTTTTTCCCGTTGTGATTATCGGACTGTTTGGTAGGTGAACTGCCACAGGAGCACCTGGGCCATCCCCTCTTTCCGACCATTCCGGATAATCTTTTTTGTAGTAGCAAGGTATAACCTTGATACCCACCTTGCCATCGTACAATTCGTTGGTCACGGTGTTATAGATCATGCCTGGTTTGGCATTCTCTATGTATTTAGCATCACCTTGTGTTACTTGTGGTGATAGCTGTCCTAAGATTCTGACATATGGTAACGCAAGATCATCTTGAGTCATGTTGTCAAAACCTTTTGCATCATCGCCAAATAAAGCGAGTGATCCATTTGATTTAGCTTTTATATCATTAGCCATTATTCATCCTCCATTATTTCCGAGTTATTTTAGTTTTGTCTTTAATCCAAGTACTAAAGACATCGGAAGGCATATCGAGCCCGGACTCGATACGCTCCCTAAATAGGGCAGTTAATGTAGCCCAAGCCACATCAGATTTCTGTTGTGGTTCAAACCCATTCTCCGCCGCAAGGTCCAGCAATTGCCTCGCCTTGTCATCTTCGCCCTTTCCAAAAGTTACGAACACATTGTTTTTAATAATGTCTCCTAACTTATTGTCACGAAGCCATGCATAGCACTGCTCTCTTCTCGCTTCATCTTTTGGAAGAGTGCATCTATATTCTTTTTTCACAGATACTTTAGATCCATCAGCTAATTTTATTTCTGATAGTCCTTGCTCTGCGAGTAATTCTGGAATCACACGAGAGCTGATATCATCAGCCTCTGCTTTCTTTGATTTCAATTGCTCTTCTAATGCAGCAATCTCATCTTCTTTTTGTTTTAACTTTACACATTCTTGTGCAACAGTTGTTACTTCGACGTTGTCTAAAAGATCTTTTGAATCCTCCAACATCATGTTTCTAACGTTTTCCATTTTATCCTTTCTGATACATGTCCACTTCTAATGGATAGTATCTATGTTCACGTTTGTCCCATTTCAACATATTAAACTGTCCATTTGTTACATTAGATACAGTTGCAGTTGATATTCCTATTATTACAGGATCTCCTACTGCAAGTAAATAATCTTCTTTGCGAAAGTCTTGTAAATTTTTTTGCATCTTCTGCGTGTATGGTGCAGTAGAATATATTGCCTGTTCTCTATTAGGCAAACATATTACAAGATAACCAAAGTCAGACGCACTTAATATATTTATATTAGGAGCTGGTTGTTGAACTACATAAACAAATCTTTCTTTAGGATTGTTTTTATAAAATTCTAAAAACTCTTCTAAAGATCTTGGTTTATATAATTCAAATATTTTATTTTTCATTTCTTAGTTCTTGACAACAGATATAATAGTATTTATATAATTGTCAACACAGAAAGTAGAAAAAAATTATGAATTATAAATTTAAAACAAAACCTTATGATCATCAGGTTACGGCCTTAGAAAAATCATGGGATAAAAAAGAGTATGCCTATTTTATGGAAATGGGTACGGGTAAATCAAAAGTGTTAGTAGATAATATTGCTATGCTTTATGATAAAGGTAGAATAAATGCGGCGCTAATTATAGCACCAAAAGGTGTTTATAGAAACTGGTATTCTCAAGAAATACCAAATCATTTACCTAGCCATATAGAACACAAAACGGTATTATGGACTGCGACTACATCCAAAGCAAAGGATAAAGAGTATCAGCAATTGTTTAAAATAGATTTAGACCTTCACATCCTTATAATGAATGTAGAAGCTTTTTCGACAAAGAAGGGCCTAGAATTTGCCACATCTTTTCTTAATTGCCATAATTCATTAATGGCAGTTGATGAGTCTACGACTATAAAAACTCCAAGTGCAAAAAGAACAAAAGCTATTTTAAATCTTGGTAAGGTTGCTTTGTATAGAAGAATTCTTACAGGATCTCCTGTAACTAAATCACCATTAGATTTATATACACAATGTGGTTTTCTAGATGGATATCTTCTTGGCTTTGATAGTTATTATGCTTTCAGAAATAGATATGCAGTTATGGTAGAAAGAAATTTTGGTGGACGTAGAGTTCAAATACCAAAAGGTTACAAAAGACTCGGAGAGTTATCAGATAAATTAAAACCTTTTTCTTACAGAGTATTAAAAGAAGATTGTTTAGATTTACCAGATAAAATTTATATTAAAAGAGAAGTTGATTTGACTGATGAACAGAAGAACACATATGTGACTATGAAATCCGCGGCCCTCGCTCAACTAAAAGGTAAGATGGCAACCGCTCCTCATGTATTAACGCAACTAATGCGTTTGCATCAGATCACATGTGGGCATCTGAAGAATGACGATGATACAATTACAGAGATAAAAAACAATCGTATATCTTCTTTGTTAGAATTGTTAGAAGAAGTGGAAGGCAAAGTTATTATTTGGGCTAATTATGTTTACGATATTAATAGAATAGTAAAAGCTATTAGTTTAAAATATGGAGATGATACAATCGTACAATATTATGGTGCAATACCGGCAGAACAAAGACAAAAGAATATAGAAAAGTTTCAAGACCCAGACTCACCAGTAAGATTTTTTGTGGGCAATCCACAGACCGGTGGTTATGGTATTACACTTACGGCAGCTAATAATATAATCTACTATTCTAATGGATATGACTTAGAAAAAAGACTGCAGTCAGAAGACAGAGCGCATAGAATAGGTCAAAAAAAGGCGGTGACATATATTGATCTTATAGCACCAAAAACAATAGATGAAAAGATAGTAAAAGCTTTACGTAAAAAGATAAATATAGCAACAGAAATTATGGGTGAGGAGTTAAGAGAATGGATATAAAATACGAAATAGAGCCTGTATTTAAAATAGAATTTTTTAAAATTAAATGCATTAATTTTAAAAGTAAAAAGAAAAAATTAGAGAAAGCATTAGAACGGTATCCTGAAATGCCCCAAGCTAATTTTGGTAGCAATAGAAATAAATGTAGTATTAATACAGAATTTAGAGAAATATTTAAAGATGAGTTTAGTTTAATTAGAGCAAAATTTAATTCTAAAATTTTATTGCAAAGAGTTTGGTCTGTGGTTTACCACAAAGGTGATTATCACGTGCCACATAATCATAGCTCAACTGGTTACTCTGGTATACTTTATTTAGATATGAAATTAGAATCACCTAGAACAACTTATATACAGCCTTGGAATAACCAAGAAGATAAAAGTGTTCTATATACACCACCTGTAAATGAGGGAGATATAATGATAGTGCCACAATTTTTGATGCACTATACTACACCTAACCCAATTAAATTTAAAAAAAGAATATTATCTTTTGATTTTGTATTAGAACCTGTGTTGTTTTAATGGAATTAATTATTTTAAATGATGGTATTTACAGTTTAGTTCCTGTAACTAAAGCTATGCTATCTGATCTTGCTTTGCATACTGAAGTAAATTGTTTTGATCTTTGTGATATATTAAGATTAAAACTAACCACGTATCATGAGTTTATTAATCGACACGTTATGAATGATGGTAGTGGTGATTTCTTTGGTTGTATCTGTCGTTAAATTTCTTCGTATTGAGTTTTGCCGGCGTCGTTTCTAAAAGCTTTTAATCTTTGTTTACGGTTACCATCTTTGTTATATGATACATGCAACCATCCAGACTCTGGTGTGCCAGTATAAAATTCTAAGATTGCCTGGTCATAGTCTAGGTTATTAGTAATCCAATCAAATAATTCTTTGTTGTCCACTGAATGACATTCGAAGTCAGCCGCCTGACCGCGTGCATGCTGCGATCGTTCTGAGCTGCCGATAGC